TCTGTAGATTTCATTGGACACGACGAGGGGGGTAGCCTGTTTTTAGCGGATTACAAATGCCGAACCAATACAAAAGGATATGAGCGAACAAAAGGAAAAGCAAAGACATACGCTAAGGATTGCGAGCAACTCGCTATTGAGTCATGGATGCTAATGAAGCATCATAAGCTGGACTATTTACCCAAGTGCATCAGCGTTATTATTGACTGCGAAACCAGAGAGCACCATCACCGTACATGGACTCCAGAGGAAATGAAGTGGGGGATTAACAATGCCAAACTAGCGAGTAAAATTTACTGGGCAAAACGAATGAAGCCAGTCATAAAATAATGAACAAATATCTAATAACTTATAAACGTAACGATATGCCAGAAGGATATGTAGGAACCACAACTAAGTGGTCAAACAGCGAAAAGGATGCCTTGAAGCTAATGCTTTCAAGGATGCCCCAGAGACATTCAAAAGCCGTAGTATTTAAGCGAGGCGGGTGCGGTGAAATTCTCTCGGTTGAGGAGGTTCCTAATGTCATTTGAGGGACTAGGAGGATTTTTGGCATGGGCTGAGGATCGCATAGCTCAAGAACACGCACAACATCTTTTGATGGAAAAAAATCTTGAGAAAGAGGAATTTTTAGATTACTTCCGCGAAAACAGGGAGGACATGGTGGACGAGGTAAACTTTTTGAGGTCAAAAGGCTATACCATTGAAAACGCCTGCAAGGAAGTCGGTATTTCTAGGACATCTTATTATAAGCGAAACAAAAAACTCAAGGAGACTGAAGTATGACATACTTACCGCAGGGAAAGATTAAAGCCTACCGAGAAAAGAACAAGCCAACTTGTTGCCCCATCTTGTTCACCAAGGGTGACGATTGGGTTGTTGACCACGACCATCAGACTGGAATGGTTCGGGGCGTAATATCCCGACAAGCTAATAGCCTGATTGGAAAAATAGAAAATTTTTATTTAGGAATGTGCAAGGGGGACAAAGAGTTTCTTCCCGTTACTCTTGAAGCAATCTCCGCTTACCTTGAACAAAGGGATGAGGGAATACTTCATTACGCTGGATTAAATCAACTTAGAAATAAATTCAAAAATAAGTTGACAAGTGCAGAGCAAACTGAAACTCTTAAGAACATGAACGCAAGTCAGGATGAACTTGACGGGTGTTCTAATCAAAATCAAAGAGCGGAACTCTTCCGCAAATTAACAAAAGAAAAATATGAGCGAACAAAATAAAAAGGCTAAAAACATACGCCAAAAGTTACAGTGGATACAATCCTCTTTGAAAGCCCCCAAGGGACAAACCAATAAGTTCGGAGGTTACAATTACCGAAGTGCCGAAGATATATTAAACGCAGTAAAGCCCTTACTAAATGTTTGGGATTGCTCGCTAGTGATTAACGATGAGATCGTTGAGTTTGAGGGACGAGTATATGTGAAGGCGAACGCTTCTCTTGCTGATAGCGATAGCGAAGAAGTTATCACCGCACAGGCATTTGCCCGTGAAGCCTTTAATAAAAAGGGAATGGACGAAGCTCAGATTACTGGCTCCGCTAGTTCCTACGCTCGCAAGTATGCGTTGAATGGTCTATTCGCCATTGACGATACCAAGGACGCTGATGCAACTAACACGCACGGCAAGGACTCACCCAATAAAACAACCGCACAAAGTGTGCAGTCGTTCTAACAACAAAAACCAAAATAATATGTCAAATACATACATGAACTCTGGTGGTCTTTTCATTAACGACCGCAAGGAAAAGGAAAACCATCCCGATTATAACGGTAAGATCACAGTGGACAAAGCTGGACTCTACTACATTAAGGGTTGGAAGCGTTCAACTAAGAACGGTCAACCGATGCTAAGTCTCGCTTGTGACTACGCACCAGAAGATCGTCAACCCGAGGAACTCCAAGGAAACGCAACTGCGAACATTTCCGCTCCTCGTGAGCCTTCAGTTCCTACTAACGACGAAGCACCATTCTAAGGATGAAGCCCGATTCACTGAAGATGAAAGTTTACGACAAGCAGTGGTGGAGTGAGTTCCGACAACAAGAAGTTGACGCGATACTCGCCCTAACTGCAAAGAAGAACGCTGATTATACTGGCGGTAACTCTTGCAACAATCCGTTTGCAAATTTTGATCAATCTGTTGAATTCGGGGTACCCCCTTTAACTGGAATCTGCATTCGTATGCAAGATAAATTCCAACGAGCTAAAGCCTTGTGTGCTGATGGAACCCTAGCGGTTGAGTCAATCGGCGACCAAGACAAAGATATATTCCGTGACTTAATCGGGTATTCTTTAATTGCTTTGGGGATGTTGGAACGAGGTAAGTAACAATACAGGAACCCCTGCCTTGACTTTTGTTGAGGCGGGGGCTTTTTTGTCTAATAACGATAACCAAAAAAGAAATATGATAACACAAACAAGGGATGATCCGCACAATGCGGAAGCTGAAGAAAAATTAATAGGAACCATTCTAAATGAGGGCGTTGAGTATTACGACCAAGTCAGTCAGACGGTTGCCCCCGATGATTTTTACTTATCCAGATGCCGATTGGTATTTGGCTCCATTAAATCAATTTGCGACAAGGATGAACCGCTTAACGAGGTAACTGTTCTAGAACAGATAAAATCAGTTGGGGGCACTGAGTTGCTGGGAGGAGTCATTGGATTGATGACTTTAATGGACAAGCACACAAGCCCCATAGATTTTAAAATGTGTGCAAACACGGTAGCGGAGAAGTCACGGCTTCGGAATGTTATTAGGTCTTGCAGAATAGCTAGGGAGAAAGCCGAAGAAGAGGCTACCCCCGCTCACGAGATCAAGTCAGAGCTGGAGGTGGACTTGAACTCCGACATACGGGTAGATGTTAATGACTTGGACTTGTCCTCAGCCACTTCCCTAATCAACGAGGAGCTGGATGCTATTGTCCGAGGGGACTTTGTTAGGGATGTCGTGACTACTAACATAGGTAGACTTGATGTCCTTCTTGGTAGCAATGGTATTGCGGCGGGAGAGGTCGTAGTCATAGCCGCCCCCACTTCCTGCGGTAAGTCCGCCTTGGCTTTGAACATAGCACTGAACGCCGCGAAGAAACAGGAAAAGGGGGTAGCCTATTTTTCATTTGAGATGCCCAAGAAACAGCTCACGCAACGTATGGGACAAACTTTGTCTGGCATAAACTATAAGACGGTCAACGATAGTGCAATCGGTGCTGAGAGGGCTGAGAAGCTCAAGAAAGCCAACGAGGAACTTGAGGGTCTACCCTTCTATACTTCGCACTTTGTTCGCGGTGCTGAGGACTTAGCGGGTCAAGCTCGGAATCTGGTGAAGAAGATGGGCGTTAAACTACTGGTTGTTGATTACCTGCAACTAATTCCGTATAACTCCAAGGCGATGGGGAAGAATGAAGGCATTGCTAATATATCTCATAGGATCAAACAACTAGCTTTAGAACTAAATGTAGGCGTATTACTACTGGCTCAAGTGAACCGAGAAGGAGCTAAGCGGGAGGGAGGTCTACAACTCTACGATCTAAAGGATTCTGGGGACATTGAGAACGACGCTGACGTTGTTTTACTGATGTATCCATCCAATCAAGGAGACCCAGAACTTTCTCGCAAAATGGACGGCAAGGGTGCTTATACTGAAATAATTTATAAGCTAGCCAAGAACAGGGAGGGCGAACGGGACATTGGATGTATGTTTAAATTCTACCACTGCATAGGGAGGTTTGCTTAATGAGTAACAAGGGAAAAGGTAGGCGACCATCTAAACACTTTAAGAGTATTACTAAAAACCTTAGAGAAATTATGAGTATTACCCCGAAGTCATTTATAGAGCTACTAAATGACAAGTACGATTGTTCTGTTTCAATACAGATAAGAGAAGCTTCTGAGTTGGGTAAAGCGGTACGAAAAGAACTCTGTAAATATCACAAGATAGGAAGTATATCTGGCTGGGGTATAGATAGGAACGGTTGGAAACATTCCAAAAAGAACCAATTACATAAAAACAGGGTACCCCCAAAAATAATAGTATCATCTCTTGACTAACGGGTATTGACCCTAAAACTATAATAAAGGGAAGCTGTAAAGGATTCATTTACAACTGCTTTCCAAAATGGAAACAACTCAATTAAAAAAGAAACGCCCCAATGGTGATCAACCCATTGCTCCCTGTTGATTCAGGGAGTAACCTCTACTGCTCGTATGCAGAAGGAAGGTAGTAGGACAAGATGGTAGGCTCGGCAGGAAACATTCCAAAAAGAACCAATTGCATAAAAATAGGGTACCCCCTTTTTAAATTTTGTTCGCAAAAACTTGACTAATGAAAAATTCCTGACAACCTAAAATTATTCTAAAGGGAAGCTGTATAGGTAACTACCAGCAGAGAGTTCGTTTCTTTTCTCTCCGTTTAAACCCTTGGAAGCCCCGCCCCTTTTGGGGGTGGGGCTTTTTATTGAACGGGTTGTTGGACGGGTTGTTGGACAGGTTGTTGGACGGGTTGTTGGACGGGTTGCTCGGTCGGGGCAAGCTCGCCCTCTTCGGGGTCGCCCAATGAGCCTAGAATCTCTTCCATCATCAATCGGAAGTCAGGGTCGTCTTCCGCCTCTCGTGCCAGTGGAAGGAACTGAGCGGTCGTGAACATTCCCTGCATGGTTTGCAGATTCAAACGCTCATAGTCTTCAGGACTAACTAGACGCTTGAAGTTTATGGGGTTGTTGATTTGATTGTATATTAGAAACTTAGCGAGTCGGTCTTTTGTAGCTCCATAAATATTTGGAACAAATCCACTGAGCTTACCTCCTCCGCTTACGTTGAGCCTAATATCTAGTTCATCAATACCGCCCTTATACTTCGGAAATACAGAAACTTGATCTACAGCGTCATTCAAATCTACTAAATCTTGATACCGCTTGTTGCCGAACAACACCCTTAGATTGACTTTGTTATCTTCTAGGCTTTTGCGAAAAACACTGGTATCCCACATCGCCCTTTTTA